TGCCTTTCGTTTGTGAGGAACACCTAGTTCCTGCTCTTGAGATAAAGATACACCCGACAAGTCAAATTCAAGGCACTTGAATGGTCATTCTTTTGGGCGTGTCGTACAGCACAAAAGACCCCCACCGCCGGAGCGATAGGGGTCTTTTGGCATCAAGCCAGCGAGCCAAGGCGAGGTAGGCTGCGAGCTGGCTAAATCAGGAAATCTCGCCAGCGATAGCCATATAAGCCGCGCCGTCGATAAACGAATCCTGATGATTGGGGGTTTGGATAAGTCGCGCAATTTTCACGCCTACCATGCAGAGAGCAACCTGCGCTGGCGTGACCTCGGTTTCAAGGATTACTGACCAAATATCGGCTATCCGCTTGTGGTTGGTATAGGGATCGCCATAGTTCTTGTTTCGGTCTTCAGCGGTCAACCTCGCCGCTTCCTGGAGTATCTCTTGGCGGTTCATAGAAGCTCCTTCAGAGCCTCAAGCGAGGAGAGTTGTTCTTGCGCCAGTTGATAATTATTGATCTGCCGACCTTCCTTGCCAGTAAGGATCGGAGTCATGCCTTCATAAATGTCCACTTTGCACCATCCCCTGAAAGTGACCTTCGGATTGTCGCTTTCAAATTCATCGACTGAACACCAAAATATCAGGTCAGCCTTCTTCTTGATTGAAGCATACTGGGAGACCGAAACGCATCTGCCCCATTCATCCCAATGCTTCTCATTCCAGCTTTTGACTTCGATGCGCCCAACCTTGCTGGTGATGTCGCATTGCTGATTCTGCATGGAGTCGGCAAAAGCCGCCTCGGGTTCAAAGCCATTTTCTTTGAGCCAAATAAATGCAGCAAACTCGCCGAGACGACCTATGAGATGGCCACTCGCTGTGTTCCGGTAATGCCCGAAACGATTGCGGTTGCGTTCATAAGTCTTCTCGGCGAGCAATAACGCTGCCAGTTTGGTTTCAGTATTGAGAACCAATCCCTGTGTCATTTTGATCCTATTCCCTGACGGTGAGTTTTTCTAGGATTTGGATGACTGCGCGATGAGTCTCTTTGTCCAAGTCTAAGTCTCGGGAGATGATTTTCCTGTCCAACTCGCCGGAGCGATTGGTGGCATTCAAGATCAATCCCGAGAGCAAAATTGATTCCAGCGAGACCATAAGCGTGAGCAAGCCGAAAGGAAATGGCTCAGGTTTGAAAATAATCCATGACCCCCACCACACGATGTGGAAGACCATAAACCAAGGAGAGCCAAAACTTTCAGCAGCCCAATCGGAAATCCGTTGGAACTGTTTCAATTACTTCTGAGCAGCTTCTTGCTTTGCGAGGTTGGCATCAACTTCGGTCTTGGCAATAGTGACAACACCGAAAGCGGCATCCTTTGGATTGAGACCACGAACGATGACACCAAGCAAACCTGAAGCAAAGGCGAGAACCTTGACGATAGTGCTTGCCTTCATCTCAAAGGCTGTTGTTGCCAATGGCAAGGCAATGACTGCATAAGTTGCAAAGATAGATTCGATTTTCTTGATATTGATTTTCATAGGTATTCCTTACTTTTCAGGAGTGAGTGTTGGATATGCTGGTCGCGCAACCGCGATGATTGTCTTTCCGAAGTATCGCTTGCGACGATAAACCCCGCCCCCGTTTTGCTGGCTACCGTTGACACCTTCAGCGCTTGTGTTTCCCTCAATGGTGTTGAGGAACCCAGCGCCTAAAGATTCAACAATTCCGATATGGTCAGCAATTCCCTTGCCTTCCCAATCAAAGAATACTATGTCGCCTGGTTGTGCCTTTGTCGGATCAACGAGCTGATTTTTCTTCTTGAAGTAATTCACACCATCAGGACAATAGATGAAGCCATATTTGTTTTTTGCTGCAACAAGTGAGGAAGCCATCACCTGCGAGAAACACCACGAAACGAAACACGCGCACCATGAAGCGCCTTGGTCATTTTCCCCGGTGCAAGACTTCCACCAATCCCAGTAAGGAACGATGTTGCCTGATTTGCCGTCAGCGCCACCCTTCTCCACAACTCCAAGTTGCGTTACTGCCTTGGCTACTACATCTTTGCCTGTCATACGGTTTTCCTGACTCTTGGCTTTTTATTTGCAGCCTTCAAGACTGCTAGGTCGGTCTTTACTTCTTGAAAATCCTCGCGAAGTGCCTCAACATCATTCTTCAAACCTGTCTTGCCATCGTTGAAGATGGCGTACTCAATGCGATCGAGCTTCTTGACGAGGTTCAAATAAACCTTGAAACCGCCAAAGATGATGACAACAGTTTCGGCAATCGCCCAAATGGTTGAAAAAAATACGGGTGAATTAGCGGTCATCGGGTACTGACCAAAACTGACATTGAACCTGTTGATGCTGAAACTGCCCAAAGTTCGCCTTCGTGACTTGAAAAAGAAATCTTGTCATTGACATCGAGCTTGTAACCAGTAGTTGAGGAAACTGAAGAATCTCCGCCAATGTAGGCAATAGCAGTTTCGCTATGGATATAAACCATCTCAGCGATAGTGTCTGCGCTCACAATCTTGACTGGTGTTGTTGTGAGTGAGTATTGGGCTGTTGTTACTGCCATGAGCTTCTCCTTATTCGATGAGGTTGACCAAGGATCGGGTTCGACCTTGAGCGAGTTGGGTATAAACCTGCGTTGTTGCGACCGAGGAATGGCGCATCAAATCTCTGACGGCGAGCAAGTCGCCCTCTGACTTCTCCAGCATTGTCGTGGCGAAATAATGGCGAAGTGAGTGAAAGTGCTTGGCATTAGCGCCAAGGATGCGGCGCATCTCATTGGCTGCCTTCTTGGAAAAGCCATTGGGGTCGATGACCCATAACCTGCCCAGGGTGTTATAACTCTGAATGACCTCAGCGACCTTTGGGGCGACCGGAACGACTAGATCGGTCTTTCCCTTGCCGACGACGCGCAAGGAATAGCCTCCCTGATCCTCAATGAGATCAGCGCCCTCAATCTTGGCGACTTCATGCGCCCGAAGGCCGACCATGCCACCGAGAATGAACCAATCTCGGTAAGGCTGAGTTGCCTCGGCTAAGAGCTTCTCAAACTCACCCTTGGTGACTGGCTTAGGTACTCCGCGCCCTGCTTTGACCCTTGGCAGGTCTTCGGCTGGATTGTGACCATTGACGAGGTTCATTTTGTTCAGATGCTTGTAGATCGAGCGAAGCCTGGAAACATAGTTGGCTTTGGTCGATTGCTTGGTGGCTGAGAGTACGACCTTTTCCAAGTCTTGAACGGTCGCCAGCGCTGGATGAACGCCGATTCTCCGGATGATTTGCCAATCAGTACGGATCACATAGGGCGAGAAGCCGCTAGTGTCGTAACGATTTTTCAGTTGGCGATGGATTTCTTCAAGGGGTATTAGTTCAGTTTGTGTTGTCATAAGAAAACCGTACCCCTAAGAGTTAGTTCGGCGCTTGATTACCTACAAGCTCTTCGGCGTGTCTAACTCTCTGTGGAGTGTTCCAGTCAGGCTTGTGGGGCTGGATTCAACCAAGCCTGATATTCAGGGTTCTCTGCGGTGCAAGTGACTCGGATTAGACCATCCTCATCCATTCGCCCGTAAATCATTACGCCGTCAAAGTTCTGACCGATTTCAATATATTTCATTAGAGTTCAGCACTCCATCCTAGATAGGCAGCCGAAGTCGCATTGAGGCCGCCAAGTTTTGTAGCGTTTCCTGCCGTTAGGCCAGAGCCTACTGTTGCCACAACCTGTCCAGCGTTATTCCATCCAGCGCTGAAGGTTGGAACGGCGGTGCAGGTTACGCCACTAGCGGCTGAATTGAGCAGAATGTAATCGCCTGCACTTCCAGTTGTTTCAACCGAGGTTGGCGCAGTACGCATTGTGACTGGGAATGGAATAACCGCATACGCTTGAGTTGAGGAGAAGCATTGACCCAATCCAAAATGCTGAGATGCGGCAACGAAACTCTGACGGAAGTAGTACCGTTGAGCGAGGGCTAACTCGCCTTGGAGTGTGTTGCTGGCGG